CACTGTTGATAATTGCCCAACGGGAGCTAACTCGGCATGGTCTCAGAATTTCTTTTTTAAGCCTGATATTGGTTTACAGAATGACGTTCAATTGAAAAATGAAGTCTTAGATTTTAAAAACTCTTTTAAGCAGAGAGTTAAAACAAGGGATAATAACGCTTCATTTCAACTTAAGTATGACTTCACAGATATCAGCGACAAACAACTTAAGTGTATGCTACACTTCTTAGAGAACAAGGCTGGATACAGAAGGTTTAGACATGATATAGAATCGGTCTATAATAGACCAAAAGTTATGTATTGCCCAGAGTGGAATCATACATGGAAGTATTTCAACGCGCACGATTTATCCGTGACGTTAGTAGAAGATGTTTTAGGTGTAATCCCAACAGGAAGTTAAAATGGCTAGAAATATTTTAAAGAGTAACAATTCAATTGTGATTGCTGGGCAAAGACCAGCGTTTACTACTGGTAATAGAACTGGGAGCGATATGAGTGGCGCTTATATGAGTGCTGTTCAAAGCGTAGGTGTCGGTTTTTCTCAGCAAAGGCAAAAGTCAAAGCAGGTTGGGTCTAAGGGTTTAGCTATTAACGATATAACTAGGATGCCAGATGTTGATTTGTCTATAAGTTATTACTATACCCCAGCGATGTTAAACGAAAACATGTTAGGCTTGATAAACGACCAAACGGGGAGTAGTAAGTCTGATTTTTTTAGTGGGTACGACAATCAGGATCAGAATTTTTATATAGTTAATCATCAAGATCAAGGTTCGGATATGATCGTGAATGGAGGTTCAGAAGTAGGCAGTTTGACCACTGATGCTGAAATTATTTCTGTTGGTAACGCTTTTTTAACAAACTATTCTTTAGGTTTTTCTGTAGGTTCTCTACCTGTAGTTTCTACCTCTTACAAATGTTCGAATATAGCAATTAATCAAGGAGTTTTTCCTTCATTTCTATCTATAAGTGGGGATGTGCTTGATGCAACTGCGAGTGCAATCTCTCTTGAGCCATTAGCTTTAGGAGGAATAACTGATGGTTCACCAGATTATAGCGTAACTACTTCAGAAGGGGTTGAGATTCAAGTTAATTACGTTACCGCTGGCCAAATATGGGAGCTAGAAGTGGATTTTGGAGGGTCTCCACCTACCGCAATCTACCAGTCAAGTGTGACTAACCAACTCAACCCAAACGGAATCACTCTTAGTTCTACAGGTACAATTGATCTTGGAGGTGATATAGGTGAAGTTATAAGAACTAACGTTACCTTAACGAGTCCAGACTTAAATGTAGAAAACCCCGCCATTAATCTCTCTTCTGGAAACAACAATAACGTTGGGTCTACAAACTTAGAAGATGCATTTATAAATGGGTTTGGAGATTATACAGGTGTAAACAGGTTTGATCCACCTCTATGCTCCCCTACAAAAGTAAACTCAACTCTTCAAAATCTACAGATAGGTGGAGCGCCTATTAGTGGAGACGCTCATTTGCAGTCGTTTTCATTCAGTATTCCAATCAATAGAGTTGATCTATTCGGCCTTGGTAGTGATTACCCTTACGGAAGAAAGGTTCAGTACCCGCTTACCTCTTCTGTGAATGTAGAATTTTTAGTTTCAGGTTTAGCGACTGGAGAGATATCTAATTTAATTATAGCTGAGTCTGGTTATGATTTTGACGTAGGTATTGTAGACACTGGTAATGATTTCACTCACACGTTTTCATTTTCTGATCTGAAGCTTGAAAGCTCTTCTTATCAGATGAACGTTAATAATCAAATGACATACTCCTTGTCATTCAGTCACGAAATAACTAATTAATCATACTCAATCTTAACATTCTTACTCTCGTAAGTCTGTTTCTTCTCTGCCATGTGTCGTTGACCATTTCTCTTGGCAGCGTAATCATCGAAGTATTTTTGTTTAACTGGATCTTTTCCTCCAGATTTTTCTGCTCGTCTTTGACTCATCTCCGCTGAGTAATCAAGCATGTCACCTACAGTACCCTTCTTTCCTCCTGTACTGTCCGTAAACTGCCTTTGGCTAAATGGGTCAATATTGGAGTCGATAGAAGCGTTAGGGGCAAAATAGACCCGTTTCCACTCAGTCCCAAAATCATCTACATAAATATGCTCTTCATTCATAGATTGAAAAACGTCTTTATGCTCATTTGTGTCAGGATGCTTGTAGGTATATAAGGGCATGTTTTATTATAAATAAAAACGGGGGCGTTTCCACCCCCGTTTTTTAATTGATTTTAATTTTACTGGGTTTTAATCTTCCTTTTTTAGGTAGGTCTATAACCAGTAATCCATTATCCATTTTACAGGTAATAGCTTCTGTGTCTACCTTCTTGAAAAGTTGGACAGAAAGATTCTTCTTTCGATCTTTAGGCTTTGTCTCAATCGTAAGCTTATCTTCGGTAGCTTCAATATCGACATCTTTCTTTGAAAAGCCAGCAAGCTCAACTTTTAACTCGAAAGAGTCCCCTTTGTCTTCAATATAGTTTTGGCTTTTAAAACTCTGGTCATTAAATAAGTCGTATAATAATGTATTAATCATACAAACCCTTTAACAAGATCTATGCCATATCGAAATCCTTGGAAATACGGGACAAAATGACATCCACAGTGTTTTTGTAAGTCAACTTGTCTGCCAACTTTTGTCCCTCTGTGTTAACTTGTCCCACTTTCTTCTCAGCTTGTTCCATCGCCTTGATCACATCATCCTCTTTCCAATCATAAAAAGTCCCTTGATTAAATGGAGACCCTTTCTTGAAAAAGACGTTATCATAACAATCCACTTCTCCCGAAGGCTCAACCAAGATGCAATTATCTTTAGTAGCCCAATCTTTATGAGATGTGGCATTAAGAATAATGCTCCATTTGCCGAGGCAAGTTGCATTAAAAGCAGGGAGATTCCAGCCTTCTGCTCCAGATAAACCTGTAAGATCAATATCGATTGCATTTAAAAACTCATTAACTTCAGAATTCTTTTCTAAATGAGGCAAAAAGTTGATATTAGAATATCTCTGTCCACCTAAAACAGAATTAATAGTCTTGTCCATGTCCTCCTTTTTGTAGAAGGGGTTAGTGACCAAACAAGATAGTTGATACTTTGGATCATTCCCATACTTCTTTAACCAAGCTTGAATAATTCTAGAAGTATGCTTTCTATGTTCAAACTTGCCCATTAAACCAAAATGGGTAATGCCACTCAGGTATTCTTTTTTTGTTTCTTTGAAGTCTTTGTCGAAACCCAATGGGCAGAATACGCCGCCAAACAAGTCAGAAGCACAGGAAGAACTAAAGAATGTCTCGTTTTGAGATTCAGAAATTTTCTTTTCAATGTCTGTCGGCTGATTGCATTCATAAAAGCTTAACAAATATTGTTTACAATTTTTTCTGTTCTCAGACCCATTTAAATGCCAAATTTTCAAACTTGGAATATCTTCGCTGAGATAATTGTACCTATTATTTAAACCATCCTCGATTTTTTTAAGTAAATCGCTATCAGCGTCATACGCTTTTAGGTCAACATTACCTGCTGGCCAAATCCCAACGTCATGACCCCTATCGAAAAGCTCTCGGATAATATTAAAAGAAACATTACCGAGGCTTAACGAGTTTATAGGGGCTTCAACTAAGATCTTCATTAAAAGGGAGGCTCATCGTCAGATCCAAACCCAGCGTTAGCGGTAGGAGTGGCAGTATCAGACCCAGATTTAGAAGGTTGACTATCTTCTTTCTTACCAGAATTTAAGAATTGAATATTATTTCCTCTGATAAAATATTTTGATTGAGGTTTGCCAGTATCCTTGTTTTCCCAAGTGTCCATAGCAAGCTCACCAGAGAACACAAACTCACGACCTTTTGTAAGGTATTTAGATGCGATTTCAGAGAGTTTATCCCAAACCTCAAGATCAATGAAGCATTTGGTTTTTGCGTTGCTTGGAGAGATTCCAACACGGAGGCGCGTTACCGACTTCCCGCCATTAAGTTGACGAGTCTCTGGATCTTTTACAAGATACCCTACTGATGTAATGCTATTATACATAATTTTCTGATTGCTTTTTGAATTTCAACAAACACCGATTGTGAATGTTGATTACGCCTTGAATGCTCATATCGAGTGATTTCGCTATCTTTCTCCAAGGTGTAAGCTTATTAGACACGCCATTATATCGCATGTCAATAATTTTTTCCATTCTTTTGTCTTTTTCTTTCTGTAGAAATGATTTAAACAAAGAAAAGACCTCATTATTTTCATGCATCTCTAGGTCACCTTTAGAATGAGGCTGCTTCAGAATATCCTCTAAAGAGCATTTTTGAAATTTCTTATTTCTGGTCAATGTGTTCAAACACTTCCATTTTGCCTCGTTAGCTAAGTATGTTGCAAATTTAGCGCCCCTTGACGAGTCATACTTCATTACCGAGTTGTATATTGTAAACTCTTTATCCTCCAGAAGAGAGTCTCTTTCGGCAGTATTTCTGCTTCCTGACATGAACTTATCCACCATATCGTGATAAATACCCGAATGTCTTTCGATTATTTCGATCAGACTGTTGCTGTCCTGATCTTCTTTAACCCTGTCTATTAATTCTTGATCTGTTTCCATCTTTTAAAAATGCCTTATAATATATAATAATATAATATAATATAAAATAATATACGTTACCCTTTACCTATTCGTCATACAAATCAGAAGCCTTTCTTCAAAGATTACGAATCCTCGCGGAAACAGATCGTATAACGATATTATATCGGTATTGAAAACAGTGTCAACAAAAAAAAATGAAAAAATTTTAGCTAGACAAGAGACGAATATCAGTTAATAGTGTAACTAACGCTACTATGATTTTCGAAGAGCAAATATCGAGGAAGCCTGACCATTATCCTTGGGCAGGAGAGTTTATTGAGGCAATGCATAATGGGTTCTGGACCGATAAAGAATTCAGTTTTACTTCTGATCTACAAGACTTTAATGTGGTATTAAGTGAACAAGAGAAGGAGATCATAGTTAGGACACTTTCAGCCATTGGGCAGATCGAAGTTGCTGTTAAAAAATTCTGGAGCAAGCTAGGAGATAACCTCCCCCACCCTTCTTTTAGTGATCTCGGGTTTGTCATGGCTAATGTCGAAGTTATTCACAATAACGCTTACGAGCGCCTTTTGGAAGTTCTTGGATTAGAAGAAGTTTTTGAAGAGAATCTTAAACTTGACTTTATTGAAGGCCGAGTGAACTACCTTCGGAAATATACGCATAAATTTTACAAGAATAGTAAGAAGCAATATGTTTACGCTTTAATCTTATTCACCCTTTTTGTAGAGAACGTGTCTCTGTTTTCTCAATTTTACATTATTAACCACTTTGCTCGCTTTAAGAATGTTCTTAAGGATACTGATCAACAGGTTAAGTATACTCGCAATGAGGAGAACGTTCACGCTTTAGTTGGAATGAAAATTATCAACACCATTCGAGAAGAGCATCCTGAGCTTTTTGACGGGGAGTTGGAAGAGCGTATTCTCGACGAAGCTCAACAAGCTTTTAAAGCTGAGAGTAAAATGATTGATTGGATGGTTAACGGCATTCAAGAGAAGGGTCTTAGCGCCCCCATCCTAAAAGAATTCATTAAAAATAGGATCAATGATTCTTTACAAAAAATTGGCTTTAAACAAGCTTTCGATGTTGACAAAAATCTACTGAAAGATACAATCTGGTTTGAAGAGGAGTTGCTTGGTAATAATGCCACCGACTTCTTTCATTCTCGACCAGTCGAGTATTCAAAAAATTCACAGACGTTCAACGCAGAGGACTTGTTCTAAATGACTAATTACTATTGGCTAAATGATGACTCAAGACTATTTCTTGAGAGAGGCTACCTAAAGAAAGGCGAAACTCCAGAGAAAAGAATTCGTGATATTGCAGAGACTGCTGAAGTATATCTCGGTATAGACGGTTTTGCTGATAAGTTTGAGGGTTATATGAATCAGGGATTTTATTCCTTAGCTTCCCCTGTTTGGTCTAACTTTGGTCGTGATCGGGGCTTACCCATATCTTGCAATGGAGTTTATGTTCCTGACAGAATGGATGGCATTTTAGCTAAACAGTCTGAGGTAGGCATGCAGACTAAGCATGGATCAGGGACTTCTGCTTACTTTGGTGATCTTCGTGAGCGTGGCGCATCAATTAATTCTGGTGGTGAATCATCTGGGGCAGTGCATTTTATGGAACTGTTCGATAAGGTTGCTGCTGTTGTTTCTCAAGGAAATGTCCGTCGTGGTTCCTTCGCTGCTTATCTCCCTATTGAGCATCCTGATGTAAAAGAGTTTCTCCGCATCAAGAGTGAGGGTAATGCGATTCAAGACATGTCTTTCGCTGTAACCATTACAGATGAATGGATGAAATCAATGATTGGGGGTGACTCTGACAAGCGTCAGATTTGGGCTTTAATCATCAAGAAGAGATTTGAAACTGGTTATCCATACTTATTCTTCCAAGATACCGCCAACAATAACGCACCAGAATGTTATCAAGACAAAGACATGAAGATATATGCTTCTAATCTTTGTAATGAGATCAGCTTACCATCAAAAGAAGATGAATCTTTTGTTTGTTGTTTATCCTCTCTGAATCTAGTTAGATGGGATGACATTGTAAAGACTGACGCTGTTGAGACGTTAGTTGCGTTTCTTGATGCAGTGATGGAGGAATATATCCTAAAAACAAAGCGTATTCCATTCATGGAGTCTTCTCATAACTTTGCCAAGCGTCACAGAGCTTTAGGCATGGGAGTTCTTGGTTGGCACTCTTATCTACAAAGCAAGATGATTGGGTTTGAAAGTATGGAGGCTAAAATGCAGAATAGTTCTATTTGGAAGACTATCCGTAACCGTGCAGATGAAGCTACATCAGAATTGGCGCGAGATTTAGGAGAGCCTATGTATTGTGAGGGGTATGGTCGTCGAAATACGACTACCCTAGCTATCGCTCCAACCACAAGTAGCTCGTTTATCTTGGGTCAGGTTTCTCCATCTATCGAACCTCTGAATGGCAATTATTTCACTAAAAATCTAGCTAAAGGAAAATTCACCTTCAAAAACCCTTACCTCAAAAAACTTCTATCTGAAAAAGGTCAGGATAATCAAGACACTTGGATGAGCATCCTTGAAACTGGTGGTTCTGTTCAGCACTTACTCTTCCTTTCGGACAAAGAAAAGGATGTATTCAAGACTTTTGGGGAAATAAGTCAAAAAGAAATTGTTATTCAAGCAGCTCAAAGGCAAAAGTATATTGACCAAGGGCAATCTCTGAATATTATGGTGGCTCCAAAAATCCCTGCAAAAGAAGTCAGTGACTTAATGATTTATGGCTGGGAGAACGGATTGAAGGG